CGGAGCTTCGTACATAGAAGAACTACTCTGAGACAAAGGCAGCCCTCGCAGCAAGTTGGACATGTATGACAAGCCTTCTTTCGGATACTCTCGCTGCGTTATGAAGTCTTGATACTGCTGGCCTAGCTGCTGTTGTTGTAGCCCCTGCTGTTGGGTACCGGCGGCGCTCAGTGCATTGAGTATGTCTTTTTGCTGGCCAAACTGGGTAGAGCCGAGTTGTCCAAGCTGACCTGCCATCTGACCTGCCTGACTCAACCCCTGTAACCCAAGTGTAGAACCAAACTGCCTAGATTGTTCAGCTGCTTGTTGTCCCGATAAACCGTACTGCGCTGCCAATTGTGCAGCATTCAGGTTTTGTCCATAACCGAACTGACGTGATTGCTCTTGTTGCTGCAGCGCCTGTTGATACGCTTGCTGGTTAGCAAGCTGAGACTGCATACTTTGCCCTGAGCCTAGCTGTTGGACACCAAGTAAAGACTGTAAGTTTTGGCCACCAACAGTAAGCCCTGCTTGTTGGTTAGCTTGTTGCGCCGCAAGTCTGGCTTGTTGTTCGGCGTTAAATTGTTGTTGTGCGCTCGCGTACGCACTTTGCATACCTTTACCGTAGATGTCTGATTGCTGCTGCCCAAGATTACGCTGGCGCTCTGCCTCTATAATCGCCGAACGCGAACCGCCAAAAGCTCCTTGCTGTACAGCTTGGCTTTGGTTTTGTTGGCCCAGTATTGCGGATTGGCGTGCAGCTTCTTGCATCTGCGGCTCTAACGCGTTCTGTATATAAGGCGACATGTACGCTTCAGCGGAACCCGGCTGGGTAAAAGACCCTGTACGTACTTGTTGCGCTGGCCCCATCTGGTACTGTTGCAAGTTAGGAGCTTGCGTCATCAACCCACTCATTTGCATCGGGTTGTATTCCTGTGGCCTGTCAAACGCATTATCGAATGCTTGTGCGCGATAGTTTTGACCTGCTTGGAGAGAACCAAGACCTGCCATCCCCGCCATTTGTGTAGCAGCGCCTAGCTGTTGGGAAGGTTGCAGATTCTGTACACCCTGAAATGCTTGTTGTTGCATCGGGCTGAACTCAGCAATACGCTGACCACCGTAGGCTTGATACGGGGAGCTAGTAAGCGCCTCAGCTTTACCCAACATCTTCTCGACGTAAGGCCGTGCGTATTCAGGAATCGAAGTCTGCGTTACCGTCTGGGAAGTAGGTGCGGGTTTTTCACCCCCTCCATCAAACCAAAAGGTAAATAAGTGCGGGCTAAAGATCTGTTTGATTAGTTTAATCATTTGAGTGCTCCTTGCGATATTCGTCAAAGCGTTCTGCAACAACCGCTTTCCATACTTCAGGCATAACCTTGGCAGCTTCTTCAGCACCTACACACACATGCACAGCGTAGGCAATAATGTTACCTGCCGCATACCGCAATCCATGTGCAATCTCTACTCCGTGGGCATCTTTCGTCCGTTCGTAGTGATTAGCAGTTTTGTAGGCGGAGATGACAGAAATCCACATCGGCATTATGTCATGCTGTATGCTGCGGTAGAACGGATTTAACGGCAAGTAAACGAGGCAGGTAAGAAAAGCGTTGTTGATTTCAGACTCACCCGCCTCTTTGTCCTTATCAACTAGGTCATCCCAAGTATGCGCTAGGTCTACAAACATGCGATACATGTTTAGCGCATCCTCATTACCGCCAAACCACTCTAGTTTGCCGAAGGTTTTCATGCAGGCAACAATCTTTCCGAACGTGTATTAGCAGCGACTTTACCTTTGCCGATACTTTTTTTACGTGCGCTTTGTATGCGCTCCATCATAGCGTAAAGTTTTTTTGCCCCCGCATCAGTAGAGCCGTTACCCAGCTCCGACACGATACGCGCGGGTATTACAAATTCACCATCAGCAAGACGAGCAGGCTGCCGGTTGCCAATGACAGCAGGAATAGAATCAGACACTCCATCGCCCGGCCCTTTCAATAAACGCCCACCATCAGAGTAATCTCCCAGTGAAGACACTCCACCTTCAGCAAATCTTTGTTGCTCCCCAGTATATGGATTAACTGCTACATCCATTGATGAGGAAAGTACTTCTTCCCCCATAGGCGCCTGCATGCCGGACGTAGAGTAGCTAGGGGTATTGATACGGGACTGCGGGTAAGGTGCACCGACACCCATTGTGTTCATTGCTGACATATCCGCGATAGGGCCACCCTCTTGGAATGCAACAACCCCGCCGCTAGCCTTCATATACTCTGGCCCCGGCGCTTCATAAGGGGTCAAAGCAGTGTACTTATCAGTGAAGTAGTTGCGCTCGCTGGAGTCAAACGGCTGGCCATATACGGGAGCGCTTGGGGTGTAAGCCTGTTGGTTCTGTGTGCGCTCGTACTCGTAAGGGCGGATCAACGACTTTTGTTTTTCCGCTTCCGCTGGGTCTTTCCGCAACCCATGAAGAAGGGACATGCCTGTTATGGCTGTAGAGTATGGGGCCACTGCACCTATCGCACCTTGTGCTGCCTTCAGACCTTCGAGACCTGACATAGCTGTCTTTAGCCCACGACCTGCCGCAGCAAAGTTGGAACCCATTGTAGCTGTGGGCTGTGCGATTGACATTGCTTGGTTTGCTGCGGTTAGTGGGGGTGCAAAAATACTTGCCACAGGACTAGCGCCAGCAGCCATACTCATATTACTAGCAGCGGCGTTGGCAGCGCCAGCCGTATTGACCGCTTGGGATAGTGGTGTTGCCGCATTTGGGATTATGTTAGAAGCCGCTGCCCCAGCACCTGCACCTGCACCAGCCCCACCAAGGCTAGCCAAGCCAGCACCCATACCGGCACCGCCGTATGCACCAAGACCTGCCATCAGACCTTTTTGTAGACTACCTGTGGCCAACGCTGTACCACCACCAACGATACCGGCTGCCATCAAAGGGCCAACTCCGGGCACGAAAGAAAGACCTACACCAAGCAGTGTTGGTAGGATGTTCTTCAGGATGCCCGCTTCGGGCAGTCCCGTCTCTGGGTTGATAGTGAGGGAGCCACCATGCTTCATGGCCAAGGATTGCAGCCCACCTAGTTCGGCGGGGGTTACGTGCATCAGGACTTTATCGTCCCCACGACCACGAGACTGGACTGTTTGGGCTAGTTGGTGGAGGCTCATATCAGGTGACCTTTATCTTCAATACATTTCCGGCTGAGGTGTCGTAATACACGTCACCTATCTTTAGTTTGCCCGCTGCCTCTTCCACCTCTGTCGGAAAACTGACAACTCTAGCCCCTGTAAGAGGGTCTACCAAACTGAAGTTTAGGGCTGCAGTGACGGTAACAACACTAGAGATGGGGTCAGTAACGCGTTGTGTTGAACCAGCAATAACACCCGGGTTGTCTAATTGCGAGAAATACAGCCGCAAAACTGTGTTTAACTGATCCTGATACGCCTGTGTGTATTGTACAGGAGCAAGGGGCAGTGCTGGTGCTTTTGTAGTGCCTGTGGACATTGCGCTTTCCTATCGTTTGCCGTCTTGACGCACATCAGCCCGAGGGACTCCAAGCTGCCACTGTGTGCCAAGGGAATTTGACTCGACTCTAAGCGCCATTTGCCGACCACGCACGCGGGTATAAATAATTTCAGTAAACTCTTGGACGTTATAAGTGCTCTGGCCAGCATAGCTTTGCTTTGAGGCTACCGTCGGACTGTTACCAACCCCGTATGCTGACCCCGGATTTTGTCTAGGGCGCACAGTAAACTCCACCTTTGGTGTCAACGGTGCAGGTGTTGTAGATCCATCGAACGTAATGTCAGGGATCATGCGATGCACGAAGCCGTAGTTGTGGCCGTCCCCGATGTCGAAATCTGATGACTGGATGTAAGCATTTATGGGGGATGGTGGGTTCGTCTCGCCGTTGTCTACAATTGCTTCATGGAACACAATTAAGTTTCCGTACGTAGCAGCCTGTGGGTATTGGCGAAGTGCGCTATCCAACCAAGCCGTACGCCCCAATGTGCCGTAATACCAGACCCGGTCTAGGTAGTTAAATATGACATACCGATCTATGGTGTTGGAGTTACTTGAGCAGTAGAACCACCAGATTTCGCTAAACCCTTCGTTGGTACCGGCGAAGAACTGCGCCTCTTGGTCTCGGTTGATGTCTGCAAACACGTACTGACGTAGAGAGCAAGCCAACGTCTCGACTCGGCCCGAGTACACATAAAACTTATCCACACCCATCCAGAAAGTAACGCCGTTGGCTGTTGCCATAGCGTTTGGGGAGACAATAGAAACGTTATCCGCGAGCAGGTTGAAGCCCCATACGAACGGGGTACCAAGGTACTGCATTGAGTAGACTGCGGAATCTGTCCAGACAAGGATCTCCTGCCGGGTCTGTAGTGCGCCAACTATCTCAGAGCCGATACCTAGTCGATAGCTACCTGCTTGGTTAGTAATAGCAGGTGTCCAGTTTGTGTAACTTTCTTGTGCACTCCAGCGAACGAGTAGCGGGTCTTGTGCATTAGTTCCGTAGGTACCATAATCATCACACCCGAAGGCAATAACGATACGACTTGAATCGGACACCATAATCTGGTTAATCTTAGACGGCACATCCGTACCAGAGATGAGCGTGCCTCGGGTAGTATACGCAGGGGTTGCACCACCCCCCGGTTGCCAAATGTACAGCGCACCTTCTCGCGGACTAAACAAAAGATCTTCACCAAAATTGGCCTGACTCCACAGCCGAAGCTGTAGCCCAATACCGGTTGTAAAGCCCGTACCCCAGCCTAAACGACTCCAAGGGCCAGCACCCCAGCCCGTACCTATTGTGTATATATCGAAGCCAGTGTTTATCTGATAAGCAGTACTAACTGCGCCCCCTCCATTACCCGTGTCTGATGCATTTGACGTAATAGTGGCACCGGGTGTAGCAATAGGGGATACTGCTCTAGCCTCGATCTTATACGAGGTCGTGGAGATAACTTCTTGTATTTGATACTCTTGATTGAGGATATCTGCAGTAATTGCACCACCTAAACTTACCGCCCCACTAAAGGTAATAAAGTCTCCAACCTGTAACCCCGTTGCGCTTGTGTCTGTGACAGTTATAAGGGTAGAAAAGGGCGAGATGGTTACTGCGGCGAATGTTGTCGTGTTGGTAGAGGTTTGGCGTATTGGGGTGATGTCATAGTACTCCCCACCGTCCTCCACATAGAACTTAAGATTTGTACCGACACCAAGCAAGTTATAGCTTTTTAGCGTAACCCAGTTCCACAAAGACCGAGCAACTCCCAAAAACGTGTTGTAGGAAAGTGCAGCCCACCCACCGATCTTTTC